CCTTTAAGTACGCCTGACTCCACTTTCTTAACGCTAACAGGATCAACGACAAGAACAGAAATGTAGTGACCATCCGGCTTGCTTTCATATTCTTTTGCTACTCCCGCTGCGATCGAAGAATGTTGCTCTCTGATATTTCCGCCAGACTTAAACCACTCTGGCATTGCTGATGAAAGCCAAGTGTCATCGCAGATCTGTTGGTCAATGTCCAGAGAGTCATCAGTTGCCTTGCCGTACACGAGCAACGATCCATCGTCTTGCTTTTCTTGCTTGATGATCGCGGCGTACGAATTAGCGAAATCATTTGCCATTGGTGCTTTCTCCTTGTTTAGTTTAGCCGCGACACTTTCTGCCCACGACTTGCCAGCATCCCCGCCCCACGCATCCCAAGCAACACGCCCGGGTGATGGAAATCCTTTTTCGCCTTGATTAAATCCTTCTGCTTTTTTATCAACTTCATGACGAGCGAAGAAACTCACCATCCGCATAATGGTATCGCTTGAAATACCTTCACGCCTAGAAAGTTGCCCTGCCCTTGCTCTCCCAGCGCCAGTGAACCCACTGCCCGCTTTACCGTCAGCGATCCAGTCGAGAGCGCGTTTAGCGGCGCTTGCTACTTCCGAGGGTGGGGGTAAATGTTTCGCTCATATTTAATTATGCCGAGAACACAACTGCTACTGCGCCGGTGGCAGTTCCAGCAGATGAAATTGCATAAATAGTTTCGTTGCCGTGAACCCAAAGTTGAACCGAAGCACCTGAAGCAATTTTTAATCCGATATTTGGATTTGCTTTGCTCACGTTGGTGTCGCCGACGAAGATTGCGGCTGAATCGTTGTTAAAAATCTGGCAGGCAACATAACCAACACCGTTTGGAAGCGTAATAAGTGGGGTTGCAGTTGTTCCTACGGTGAAGTTTTCTAGGTTAAGAGCCATTATGTTCCTTCTCTCGGATTATCGTTTAATTGTAATGGTTATTGCTTTATTCTGCTTGATCGCTAAAACTCGATGGCTCAGGTGCCACACCCATCGTCGAACAACGACAGTTTGGATGAACGGGTAAATCTTCAGCGGTTAGTCCATTGCTAAACTCACCATCGACATCGGTTATCTCTCCGTCGATATCGCACTCTTCGTCATCCGGATCGGAAGCGACCCACTGGATTTGCTCTACTCCTAAAGCGGCGTATGAGTCATTAGCGGCGGCGTTAGCGGCTCGAGATCCTTCAGTGAGGGCGATCATTAAAGAGCGCTCAGGAGTAGATAGCGAATCCTCAATCATTGAGGCGAGTCTTGTCGGGCTGGCACCAATAGCGAAACCGTCGGCAAGTTGAGACCCGAGTAGATCGTAACTTGATTTCTTCATATCAAGGGAAGCGATCTTGGTATTACCTAGTAACTTCTCTAACCCACCGGGCGGGCGCAGTAATGCTTCAGCGGCTTTATTGCCCGGAACCCAAGTATCCCAATTCACCGCGTTCTCTAACACATTGCTTGCCCACGCCATCGAATCCCAATTACTTACGGGTTTCTTCTCAGCCTTGCGAGCGCGTAGTGCTTGACCGTAAGCATCATAAGTTGATGCAACTCCAGTNACATACATGTTTGCGTAATGTTGTTTTAGCGCGCTCTCCAAAGCGGAGTGATCTAAAGTCACATTATGCATCGCCCACGCTCTAGCCCTTGCCCGATCTTGAGAAATGAACTCGCTAGTGACGGGGTGCGTGTGCAAGTAATCAGTGATGACTTTCTTCGCATCTACGCTCTGTTTGAGGGCGGCGCGGATCTTGATTGCCGCCCCTTTAGCGATGCGCCCATCTACTTGATGAACGCCTAGCATCAGGTTAGATAAGCCTTTGCAAGCGATCTAGCCGTATCCATATCCCCATCGAAGGCGCAACGATTAAGTGCTTCTCCGACGATTGGATCGAGGGCTTTGAACTCGAAATCACGACGAAGCGCGCTTCCTTTTTTAGCCCACTTGAGAAATGCCTTGACCTCTGCGCTCGCGGCTTTAGCCATATCGGGAGTGCCGACCCACACTGGGACTTGATCCATTCCTAGAAGCCACATAGCGAAAAGGCGATGATGACCGTCGATAATCACTTGCTGTTCCCCATCGTCATAAACGAGCGGATAATTACGGAACGGTTTAAGAGATTGACCCATCGCCTTAATGCGATCGGCTACTTTCTCGCGATCCAGAACAGTATCGGTAGCGACTAGATCCTTAACATTAACAAGTTGTAATGTTGCTTTCTGCCATACATCAGGATCGACAACGATTGTCGCAGTAGTTTCCCACGGGCTTTCAACGAAATCTTGCAGGTCGATTCCATCCTCAACGGCATCGCCGGCAGGATTTGGCAACACGAACAAGCGAGATAGAGCGGCTTCGGCTTCGAGGATCGAGGGTACGCCAGCCTTTTGGTAATCGGCTTCGAGTGCTTCATTGTTTTGTTGGGTTTCGGGTTTGGCCTCTACCGGCGGATTGCCGTCATTGCCGTCATTGGTGTCACTACCATCACTCGGAGTAGGTTCTGTTGGAGCCAAAGGATCAACATCATCCGAAACATTTTCCACACCCGGAGTTGGAGCCGCGGCGTTCACGATTCCTTCAGGGGTAAAGAGATACACGCCATTACCAGCGACAAGGATTGGCTGATCTGCGGCTGGAGTATCCAACAGAGGCAAGCCAAGTTCGCTACGGCGTTCGTTCAGAGTTTTAGTGCCACCACGAACTTCGAGATCAGACTTCTTCGCCATTTCTTCGTTATCACGAATCTCACCGACCATGAACTTGAACTCTAGTTCACGAGGCATCCCGAGGTATGTGTAAGAAAGGTTCGTCAGCATCTTGCCGATCCATTGGACTAGCGGAGCGACACCAATAGATTGAGCCGCTTCTGCTTCTCCCTCTTGATGTCCAGAAGCACCTAGTCCACCCTTAGCCGAGAATCCGATCTCTGTAGGCAATACGCCAAAGTGACCGGTGATCGAAGTGATTAGGTACTCATCAAGGTTTGATTTGAACTTCTCTCCGTAGCCTTCATAGAACTGCGGCTTAAGTCCACTAGGCAAGATCAGAGCGCGCTTGCGTTGCTCAGTCTGTCCAGCGAGGTTGTCGTTAATAATGTTTTCGTACTGCTTCATTACGAGTGGATCGTTACCAAAGTCAGCATCAGAGGTGAGCATCATCTCCGGGCTAACGCCATCAGTATATTCAGCGCGAAGCCATTGTTGGCGGCGCAAGTAAAGATCGGCTAGCGGTAGGCAACGCTCAACAGGTGAAGATCCATAAACCGAGTTCGTTCTGCGATTGCGAATTAAGTAAGTCAGATCATCGGAAGTGAACTCACCATCAGCCTCAACATCATCCGAGTTCGCTTGGAACTCAGAACGAGGGAATCCATACAAGATTTGCTGATACGCAGGTTGCGGTGGCATTGGGCGCATACCACGGTNATCGAGCAAAGGTTTGATCGTAGATCCATCGAGGATTTGCAGTCCGTATAAATCTCCGCCAACAGTCTTTTGCGGCCAGATAGCCCACGCATCAAGCACAAGGATTTCTTCTAGGCTCATCATCATCCAGTCGATGAAGGTTAAGCCGTTAGCCTTGTCAGGGTTTTCCCAGAATGTGCGCACTCGGTAAATCTCATCCGAAAACTTAGAACGAGCCAAACTCATAGCGCGAGTGTGATCTCCACCGATCTCAGCAATAATCTTTTCGCTAGCATCTTCGGCGATAGTGATATCCCAATCAAGTCCGGAGATTTTAGCCTTGAGAACTTCTACGCAACGGCGAACAATATCGATCTGCTCAGCGGCACCACGAAGAGTGTCAAACGGAACGAGTTTTTGAGCCGTTCCAATGTTAATGTTTTGTGCGACTTGGTATTCGTATCTACGAGGATCAGAGCGACCATCTTCACGAAGCGGGTTAATCGCGCCCGGCATAATTGGCAAGCCCGGACCGAACGGAACTCCTGCCATAAGAGGATTACGAGGCAACGGAGTCTGTTGTCCGTATGTGTTTTGAGTATTAGCATCTTGCATCTGGCGTTCAGTCATTACAACTGCACCTGCGGGTAAATTGCTTGTGTTTGGAGCCTTCTCGATTTGTTGTGCTACGGCTTTTGCGAAACGGTCAATCAGACCCATTGTTTCCCCTTAGATAATGTCCCTTGAATTACAGACTAGGTGTAATGATAGCGGTATTACATCTCGGACAAAAGCGAGTTCCCTTTACTAGCGGCAAGCGGCACGATGGGCAGAAATCAGCCATCGCTGCAAGTGATCGCAACGCATTAGATCCACTCATCAAATCTGAAACTGCCCAAACCATTGCGTCCATACGATCCGGTGACTTATCACTATCTGGTTCCCAAGTAACGAGTTGATCTTCAAGTTGTGCGAAATCTGATCCCACCATATGCAAACGCAACTGCTCAGAGAGGGCGGATATAGGTTCGGCTCGAACTTTTTTTCCTCGAGAGGCGTGAACCTTACGATACGGCACCGAAGCATCGACCTGCCTCAATAGGCTTTCGATCATATCTCCGCCATTGTTAGCCTCGCCAATAACCCGATCGCATTTCCATTTGCGATACATCTCGATTGCTTTTCTTGCCCAGTTCTCAGGCGTTCCTCGCATCGAAGCATCTTCGAGAATGTAGTAATGACCATCCGGAGTTGCGCCAGCGACCACAATTCCAGTTTCGTCTGAACCTTCGCCACTTGTTACGGCTGGGTCGATAGCAACAACGACTCGAAAGTAAGGCGGGGCATCCTCAACCTTAATACGAGCATCCTCAATAAGCGTACGAGTCCAAAGAGCCGAATCTGATTCGTTAAGAATCTCCCCATACAGTTCTTGCCTACCCATACGAGTGCCAGCATATCGAGCCTGTAATTCGATCAGCGCTTGAGGTGCAAGGTTTTCAGCATTGTCGAAGGTCGATCCTCTAGCAATTTTCACTGTTCCATCGGTGCGNCCTGCTAATGCTCGGATAAGAGCAACGGGTCGCGGAGTAGTAGTCACAATGGTTCGAGGATGGTCTCCAAGCCGCAAACCGAACTGGAGTTGATCCCAAGTATCGGAATAACGCCAAGCGGCTAATTCGTCACACCAAGCCCCATGATGTTGTGGACCACGAAGGCGATCTGGCTCATCGGCAGAAAAGAGTTTGATGCGAGATCCATTGGTTAGCACTATCGCACCCTGAGATCTGTTGTAATCGTCCATTGACCCGTACGAGTTCAGGATATTTACGATCCCCGATTCACCTTCGGCGCAGACATCTCTTACATCTCCGAAAGTTGGAGCCACGATTGCCCACCTAGTATTTGGGCGAGTAGTCGCTTCCCACGCTAACCACTCAGCGGCGGTTCGAGTCTTTCCAGCACCACGACCAGCGAGGTAGAGATAGATCGACCAGCCTTCATCGCTATCCGGCAACTGCTCCGGTCTGGCTAGATCCGTCTCCCAAGCGATTCTCCGATTCTCGAACCTCTCTGATAGCCGAGACAATTTCTCTTGTTCTCTGTCGTAAAAGGTTTCCATCGTAGTTCGTAACCTCAACTTCTGTTTTGACTGGCATGTCTAATCCGTGAAGTTTTGCATCTCGTTCTAAGATACGCAACATCATAGCGATCGCCTTTAGATCACCTTTAAGTACTCGATCCCATATAGCAGTGAGAGCAGTCTCAAGCCTAAGCCTATGCAACTCCCTACCCTCAGCGGCTAGAGCATCATCCCTCGTTCGTTCTATCGCCCTCTTAAATGCGGCTCGTGCGCTAGATTCGTTTGCGTAGCCTAACTTCTCAGCGATAGCGTCAAAGGTTAAACCGCNCTTGCGATATTTGAGGACTTGGTTTTCCTTCTCAAAGAGCGCAACATCTAATTTCGTAACCTGTTCACTCATAGTCGCATTACGATATCACTTTTTGATTACGGTATCGACTGCTCACGATCTTAGGTACGGCGTTATCCCACTTGATCGAGTGATGAAACCTTCTATTGGTCTGCCCCATTGTTTTCACCGATACGCAAGACGGAGCCATCATGACTGTATAAAAAGATTTTACATAAGTGCCGGAGTCGAGGTAAATCTCAGTTAGTCCACCCTTTGACTTTTGAGTCTGCACCTGAGTCGGTTGTAAGTTCATTACGGTGAAGAATAAATCTCCCAGCGCTCCCGATACGACATAAGCGTTCACATCTTCGTTAATTCGACCTAAAAAGTTGATTGGCTTGTTCATATCCATCATGAAACTATTCATCGCCTTGCGCAATATGCCTTTGTCGATCGAGCCGTCTATCCCGCCTATGTGATCCCCACCCTGACTCATAGCGATTGTTGTCGCTCCTGAATCTTTCATGAACTGAATCATGGCTTCAACGATCTTGTCGAAGTTATGAATCGTCTTGCTTTTAATTTTGCCATCCTCTACATATCTATGGCAAAAAGTTGTGTAATCATCGTCGAGTTGGAGCATGTAATCTAATCCCATGTCCTTAGCGATCTTCTGAGACATGTTGCGGGCGAAAGTGACCTTCCGAAGGCTCTGCAATGAATCTCCGATGTCCGTAATCTTCGAGGCTTCTTTCTTGCTGAACTGGATTACATTTTCAGCCCCGAAGTTTGCCCGATACTGATTTGCACTCTCGTCCTCATCGTCAATAATGAAATATGTCTTGCCGGTGTAGTTAGACTTCTTCAGCGACTGAACTGTTTTCATGTTGTCCGGTCTGCCATGAGTCAAGATAAATATGGCGAACTTATCAAGCATCTTCTTGATCTCGCAGATCTGTAATTGTTTCCACGAAGGTTGCATACCCATGCTTCATGGCATCATCTAGGTCGATGATCACGAGTACTGATCTCTCCATAAGTTCCTGAATCTCCGGATCCATGTGAGCGTAATACTCAGCGATCTTGGAGTAATTAAAGACTGTATGCCTATCAGCCGCTACCGATAAAAAGGTTTTAATGTCTTCCGGTAGTTGAGCCGCTTCGATTTCGGCTTTTAATTCTTTCGCTTTTGTATTGTCGTAAAGATCATTCAGCGCGGGTTTGTCTCCTACGATGTCGTACTGCGGGAGATTAACTGTCTTTGTGTACGGGTTATCCTCACTTAAACGCATCTCGTCAAACTCTTTGCTGGTAAATCCGAGTTCGGCTATATCCCACCCATTCGCATCTAATTCAGCGAGTTGCGCGGCGAGAATATCCTCACCCCATTCCGCCAGTTCAGCCGAGCGATTATCAGCGAGCGCATAAGCCTTTGCAGTATCCGCATCCCAATCATCCGGACATCGACTGATTGTTATCTCTGTCCAACCCAATGACTTTGCGGCTTCGAGCGTTCCATTACCAGCGATGACTGTGCCGTTATGTACGACTATCGGTTTTTGTTGCCCGAACTTATCTAGGCTTGTTTTAATAGCGGCAAGATTACGATTTGAGTGTTTCCGAGCGTTCTGCGGGTCGAGGTTGAGACTTCCGATCGCTACTGTTTCCAAGTTCATTAAGTGCCTCTAATCTTGCATCGAGTAATGAATCCAACTCACCCATCAAGAATGCCTTCCTCTGATGAGTGAGCCGATTCCCATATTTGTCCTTCAACATTCCGGCAAGGTGTGAAATCGCCTCGTCGATATCTGCGAGCGTGATCTCTTCCTTGTCGATAATCATTTACCTATTTTAGCGTTACGCGCCTCGCGTTTTTCTTTATACGCTTTTACATCATCGGCACGATAGAAAACTGCTTTGCCCTTACGCTCAACCCACGCGATTGTTTTGCGGAATTGCAGTTGGCGAAGGTTGTTCATCGTAATTTCTAGGTGCTTGATAACCTGCTCCGAAGTCCAGAGTTCATCTACCACGATGGAGCATCCTCTACCGCATCAACGAATNAACCAGATCGAGCGGGCTTTGTGCGAGCCTTCAGGTAGAAATCAGTTCCGGAAATCTCTAGCGATGTCTTAACTTCGCCGTCTTTTGTTTTGTAAGTTNATTGAGCCAAACGCCCTACGACTGCAATTCGATCGCCTTTTTTAAGGTTTTCGATTACAGAGTCTGACTTGCTATTCCAGAACGCGACTCGAAACCAGATTGTTTCGCCATCTTCATACTGCCCATTGACTTTTTT